GACCCTCTTCGGTGGTGTGAAGAGGTGAGTTGGTGGTTAATAAAGAGGGTTTTATACCCTCTTTTTTTCTATTATAAATTACTATAAATCTTTTGCTACTTATGAACTTTACAGTCTACTCAAAAGAAGATTGCCCATATTGCTATAAAGTTAAACAAGTTCTTGAATTGACAGGAAGTAACTTTGTGGTTTATAATCTTAATGAACACTTTACCAAAGAAGAGTTCTATGCAGAGTTTGGTGAAGGATCCACGTTTCCACAAGTTGTTTGCAATACTCAAAAGATAGGAGGATCCGTTGACACAATCAAATTTCTCAAAGAACAACAAGTCATTAAATCATGACCTAAATAAATCTGAAGACCACAGAAATCGTGGTGTTGAACTTCTACTCTATGGAGGTAAACGAAAGCAAACTCAACCATTTCACATAATTTTTGAGAAGATAGTTTGCTTTCTGAATCGGGAAGTTACTATCTATTTTGAGTTTTCCTTTAAGTCAAGGAAAAGAAAAGTAGTTTCCCGGAGAAAAAACAATGTTAGCAGTTAGTTTAGTATTTGGTTCCTTTCTAACAGTATTGTTTCTTATAGTGGGAGTAATGGTCGGTTGGGTAGCAAGAGAATATATGATGAACTATCGGGAAATTCCTAGACCTCATCCTGAGATGTTTGATAACCAGGGTAACCTTATACCCGACGAAGTAATTGCATTTAATTTTGAAAACTATTATGACAACGACGACACAGAAGAAGACAACGAATAAATCAAAAGCAACCAGTACAACGGAAAAGTCTACTGTTGTTGAGAGTTTGCCAAACAATCCTCTTGCTTTTGAAATTTTTGATTTGATCTCACGACAAAGATCTAAAGAAAAAAAAGTAGAACTACTTCAAAAATACAATCACGATTCGATTCGGGCTCTCTTGATTTGGAACTTTGATGAATCCGTGGTCACAATGTTGCCTGACGGTCCAGTTCCTTACTCAAGTTATGATGATCAGACGGTTCATAGCGGAACTCTTTCAACAAAAATCAGTGAAGAGGTTCGTGCCATGTATGAATCTGGTTCTTTCTCTTTAGGAGTATCTGATACTCAGGCAAGAACCACGATTCGTAAAGAATTTAAGCACTTTTATCACTTTATTAAAGGTGGTAATGATAGTATGAGTGCCATTCGACGTGAATCGATGTTTATTAACCTTCTTCAAGGACTTCATCCTCTTGAAGCAGAAATTATTTGTTTGGTAAAAGACAAAAAACTGGAAGAAAAGTATAAAATCTCAAAGGAAGTTGTTTCCGAGGCATTTCCTCAGATTAAATGGGGAGGTCGTTCATGAGTCAAGTTATTGATAAAACACAGGTAGAGCATATGGATCACTGGACATCGGCAGAAAAAGAAACTTGTAAGTCACGTTATGGGTGTGACATTTTGGTTGAAAATGGTTCGTATGCTGATGTCTGTACCAAAGATGCTCCTAATGATGCTTATATCGTAAAGTATTTTGTTGATGATAAGATTTGTTTTGACCTAACCAGAGGTACGAGATCAAAATTGTTTGATATGTATTGGGATAAGTTTCGTGAAAATCTTAAGAGTATTGACTTTGGATACGGCAGAATGAATCCAAAGACCTGGGGATATCAAGCACCCAAAACCAAAAAGAGGAAGTAATTCCCCATATCGTCGGAAATTTTCCCGGCAAATTTTTTACGCGTGAAGGTTTTTACAAATCTTCACGTTTTTTAGTATAATAACGATACTATTCAGTAGTTATTGTTACAGTTTCAAGATATTTCTTGTCTATATACAATGAATAGAGGTATAATATTCCTCTAACGTTCATCCTATGACTAAAGCACTTTTGCTTTTAGCATGGGTTCCACTTCTCTCTTTTGCCTCACCACAACTTAAACCTGAATATCCAGTTAGAATAAGTTGCAATGCGGCGTGGGAACTAATGGACATCGTTAAAAACGACGATGTAGTTAATCAGAGACGAGAAGACCGATTGCTATTAGAACTACGAAAAGACGTAGTTACAAGGTGCTAAAACCAAATAGGACGGAAGTAAGCCGACTCGGAACGGATCGTTCATTCGGTATTCGCAAATACCGAACGCAAAAGCCGACTGAAGGAACGCTCTTTAGCCTCAAAATTAAGGAGAAAACCTAATGTCTAAAGTCGTATATCGTGGTGTTGAATATGACACCGCAGATCGTCCCAATCAAACATTCAAACGTGAACCACATGTAGAAATCTACCGTGGAACTATGTTTTATGTTGATGAGGAAGGAAACAAACTCTCTATGCAAAGAGCAGGAGGGCAAAAATGAACACTTACTTCGTTCGTTACCTAAAACAGAAAGCAAAGAAGGAAAAACTCCTTCATAATGCACAACTGAATATGGCAAAGCAACCACAAGTTGCTTGATAATAAGGAGGGTTGATTCCCTCCTTTTTTTATGTTAAAATTGCCCAAGAGAATGGTATCTTATGGACAAAGACAAACTAAAACTGATTGTCCGTAATCTTGAACTATTGGTTGATTCTCTAAAAGCAGAAGTGTATTCTGATGTTACTGCATATCAAAAATATACAGAACCAGAAGTGAGAAAAAGACCGATTTTAGATTACGACGAAATTTTTGAGGATTCTGATTTAGATGACTAGTAGAGCACGAGAACTGGTAAAGTTGCTTGAGAGGATGACAAAACAAGAACATTTATATTCTTCAGAGCAACTGGTTGATATGAAAAGACAGTTGCGAGTTGTGAAAGAAGAACTTGCAGAACTAGAAGCAAAAACATCAAAAGGATTTGGAAAGAAATGACAGTAAAACTCATCAGTGTGACTCCAGATGCAGAAAAAACAATGGCATTTGTTGCTCGCGTTAGCAACCCAACGAATCAGGACAACGAAAACTATGCCAAGTTGCTTGCTTATTGTATTAAGCATAATCATTGGTCTGTTTTTGAACAGTCTTTTATGACTCTTGAAATTGAGACGAATCGTGGTATCGCAGCTCAAATCCTGCGTCACCGTTCGTTTACATATCAAGAATTTTCACAACGGTATGCTGATACTTCTCTGATTTCTGAATACATTCCTGTACCAGATCTTCGTCGTCAGGATACAAAAAATCGTCAGAATTCGATTGATGATATTGGTGATTATGAGAAACTTTCTTTGCAGAGTAAAATTCAGGATCATTTTGCACACTCTATGCAACTCTACAAGGAGTTACTTGCCCATGGTGTAGCAAAGGAGTGTGCAAGGTTCGTATTGCCTCTGGCAACCCCTACACGCATTTATATGTCCGGTTCTTGCAGGTCATGGATACATTATATCAATCTGCGTTCTGCTAATGGAACTCAGAAAGAACATATGGATATTGCACTTGCCTGTAAGAAGGTGTTTACCGAACAATTCCCAACGGTAGCAGAAGCCCTTGAGTGGGTCTAAATAAATTATCTTGATTTTATAACAATGGCAACATATCCTGTAGTGAATACAAAAACTGGTGAACAGAAAGAAGTGGAGATGAGCATCCACGCCTGGGATCAGTGGAAGAAAGATAATCCAGATTGGACTCGTGACTGGTCTGATCCTTCTACTTGCCCCTCTCCTGGAGAAGTGGGTGAGTGGAGAGACAAACTCGTCAATAAGCACCCAGGATGGAATGAAGTTCTTTCCAAAGCAAGTAAAGCACCAAAGTCTCAAGTAAAGAAAATCTAATGGCAAGAAGAAAAAGAGGATCTGCAGAGCAACCAATCGGGGTTGGACTCACGGCAAAGCAGATGAAGAGGAGAAAGCCTCTCAGTGCTGAATATTTGGTTGATATTGAACCATTGACTGAAAACCAGAAGAAACTTTTTAATTCTTATGAAGACGGAAAACATCTGGTTGCATACGGATGTGCAGGTACGGGTAAAACTTTCATCACACTTTATAATGCTCTCTGCGATGTTCTTGATGAAAGAACTCCTTATGAAAGAATCTATCTCGTTCGTTCTTTAGTTGCCACAAGAGAGATTGGGTTCTTGCCTGGATCTCATGAAGATAAGGCAGATATTTACCAGATTCCTTACAAGAATATGGTGAAGTACATGTTCCAGATGCCTTCTGATGCAGACTTTGAGATGCTTTATGGGAATCTTAAGTCACAAGAAACCATTAAGTTCTGGAGCACATCATTCCTTCGTGGTACAACTCTTGATAATGCCATCGTGATTGTAGATGAGTTCCAAAATCTAAATTTCCACGAACTTGATTCGATTATTACTCGTGTTGGTGAAAATACCAGAATTTGTTTCTGTGGTGATGCATCTCAGTCTGACTTACAAAAAACAAATGAACGTAATGGTATTGTTGATTTTATGTCAGTCTTGCGTAAAATGCCATCTTTTGATATAATTGAATTTGGTGTCGAAGATATTGTTCGTTCTGGACTTGTCAAAGAGTATATCATCGCAAAAATGGAAGCAGGATTTTAATGTTTGATCATATTGATTTGAATCTCCCTCAACTTGAAAGGGAAACTATAGATGGTGTTCGTTATTACTCTGTACCAGATGAAGATGAACTTTTAAAACTAGTTTCGATTACTTCTGTCACCAGTCACAAGAATCGTCAGATATTTGTTGATTGGCGTAAAAAAGTTGGAGAGGAAGAAGCAGACAAAATCACCAAGCAGGCAACCAGTCGTGGCACTGACATGCACACCTTGGTGGAAAACTATCTACATAACCGTGATCTTCCTCCAGTTCAACCTCTTTCAGATTTTCTCTTTAAAATTTCAAAATCAACTCTCAACCGTATAAATAATATTCATGCTCTTGAAGGTTCCCTATATAGTAAGCAATTAGGTATTGCGGGAACCGTTGATTGTATTGCCGAGTTTGATGGCGAACTATCAATAATCGATTTTAAAACTTCTAAAAAACCAAAACCACGAGAGTGGATCGAACACTACTTTGTTCAATGTATGGCATATGGTTGTATGCTGTATGAACTGACTGGTATTTCAGTCAAAAAACTTGTAATCATTATGGCTTGTGAAAATGGAGAATGCGTCGTTTATGAAGAAAGAGACAAATCAAAATACATCAAACTACTCACCGAATACATTAGAGAGTTTGTTAGAGATAGACTGGAATTGTATGGAACCAAATAAAGAACTGGAACAAGTCATAGAGAATAAGTTTTTAACTCCATCGAAGTTTGCTCTGGAGATAGAGCACATTGTGGCAACCGAAAATATGAACTATATTGATGCAATTTGCCACTATTGTGAAATCAATAGTCTTGAGGTAGAATCAGTCACAAAACTGATTTCAAAACCTCTGAAAGAAAGACTCAAGTGGGATGCCACTCGTCTTAATTTCATGAAAAGAACTTCGAAAGCAAAGCTTCCTCTATGATCGTGACGCCCTTTGAAACTTATCAACATTATTTGTCACTCAAAAATCATTTCACAAACCCAAAATACGACTTCTTCAAGTACGGTGCAAAAACTCGTGCCAGTTTAACATCCTTCAATAAACGTAAAGATAAATACTGGTTCGAGAAAACATCAAGAAAGTATTCTGATGAGGAAGTCGTAGATTTTTTAGTATCAAACTTTGTTGCCGCAGATAACCCACAAAACTTATGGATTGGAGAAATTATAAGTTCTGGAGAAAGGACTTACGCAGATTGGATGCGGAGACAACAGAGTTTGAGTTACTTGTTCAAAGAGCAAAGCAACGAATTGTTCTCGGAAACAAAATTAGACGATGCCTTGAACTGTTCCAAAGGTCATCCACCCGTTCTTAAAAAGTTCCTGAGCGGGAAGATTAGCCTAGAAACACTAGTTATCTATGATAAAATATTCCTGTTCGGGAAGACCTTTGATAAAAAACTTCTTGATCCAGTGTGGGAAACCGTCAGTTTGAAAATCAAAAAATATAACCCCTTCCTAAATATTGATGTGTTCCAGTACCGAAAATT